TAATAATAATAATAATAATATATTATTATTATTATTATATAATATGGCAGGAGGACTATTAAATTTAATAGCGCTAGGAAATCAAAATATTATTTTAACAGGCAATCCTACAAAAAGTTTTTTCAAGTCCACATATTATAAATATACTAATTTTGGATTACAAAAATTTAGAATTGACCAAACCGGTCAAATGGAATTAGATGTAACCAAGAAGTCCAGTTATAGTTTTAAAATGCAGCGTTATGGCGATTTATTAATGGACACCTATTTAGTTATAAAATTACCAAAAATATGGAGCCCATTATTAAAATATAATGCAACTGACTATAGGCCTTATGAATTTAAATGGATTAAAAATATTGGATGTCAAATTATTGAGTCGGTCAATATAACTATAAACGGTTTAACTATACAAAAATTCAGCGGTCATTATTTGCAAAATATTGTAGAGCGTGATTTTGATGCGCATAAGAAAGCATTATTTGATATTATGACCGGTAATATTAGCGAATTAAATGACCCAGCAAATTATAATAATAGAAATAATAACTATCCAAATGTATATAAAAATGCGTTTTCTGATATAAGCGGGATTGAGCCGTCAATTAACGAATATAATTTATATATACCAATAAATTCGTGGTTTTCTATGAATTCAATTATGGCACTTCCGTTAATTTGCTTACAATATAGCGAATTAGTTATTAATTTTACATTGCGACCTATAATGGAGTTATTTACAATTAAAGATGTATTATATAATAATGCAGTAAATCCTATACCATATAACAATTTTCCTCAAATACAGCCTAATCAAAATATAATCGAATACCAATTTAAAAGATTTATTAATCCTCCTCCAGTAAGTGATTTGCTGCTTAATGTCGACAGTTATAAAGACATGCCGACTAAGATTAATAGCAACATTCATTTAATATGTACGCAATGCTTTTTAGCTGAAGAAGAGCGAACATATTTTGCCAAAAATACGCAAAATTATTTAATTCGAGAGATTTATGAATATAAGTTTGAGCGAGTTATTAAGTCTAATAAAATTAAGTTAGAGTCAAACGGATTAATTAAAAACTGGATGTGGTATTTTCAAAGGAGCGACGTTGCTAGTCGTAACGAATGGTCTAACTATACAAACTGGGTATATGAAAATAAAATCCCAAATGATTTGCAAAAATTAGCTATTGCTCAAAATTATAAATATTATAATCCGCAATTTAGTTATGCTGTTGGTGACATTTCTAAAAATATTTATATTACAGGTAATAGTCCGTCGCTAAATGACCAAACCAATCAATGTGAAATAATGAAAAATTTTGCGCTAATTTTTGATGGTAAATACAGAGAAACGGATTTTGACAGCGCAATATTTAGTAAATTAGAAAAGTATAGCAAATCTAATGGAATATGTTCTAAAGTGGGTTTATATAGTTATAATTTTGGATTAACAACCGATCCATTTAAGCAACAACCTAATGGCGCATTAAATACCAACTTTTTCAAAACAATCGAATTTGAATATAATAATTATAGTAATCCACCACTAGATCCGAGTGCTACTTTTACAACGTTATGCGATCCTAGTACTAATGTAGTAATTGGAACATTGAAAGACCCTACAAATATTTATAAATATTATTACAATTTATATGTTATTGAAGAAAAATATAACGTATTAGTATTTCAAAACGGATTAGCCGGACTAATGTTTGCTAGTTAATGTATGCTAGCTTTTATAATTTAAGTTTAGCCACTCGTCGCGTTCCGTGTCCGTGTTTTTTTTTGGCTTGGCGCGCTAATTTTAATGCCTTAGAGTTGGTTGAGCAACCTTGCTCTAATATGCTATAATCAACTGCAGCCGCTTTTCCACCAGTTATTGAGCTAGCTAGTCTGGCTAATCCCCAGCTTTCTGCAGTTTGGTTAGGTCTGGACCCAGATGAAAAATAGGCTCCGCGTCCTTTATTTACGATTTTGCGAAGAGAATTTATAGAACATCCCGTTTTTTTAGAGAGATTTGCATTAACAACAATGTTATTTATCTTATAAATTTTTTGCGCTTTTAATAAATGTTGCGATTTTTTCGACTTATATGATATAACTTTTTTTCGTGTAATATAAATATGCTTCCTATATGCGTTTCTAGATTTTTTAAGTTGTCTAAGTTGCTTTTTTCTATCTTTATTACTAAGGTGCCTAGGTAAATATTTTATAGGTATACTAAGAGGCATATAACTCTACGCTACTTTTATAATAGGTCTATAAAATATATTTTATTATATTGTCTTTATATATATTTCTTATATATAACTTAGCAATGAAAGAAAGAATAATTAAATTTGAAAAAAGTAAAATAAGTGGCAAAAAGTACACAGCATATGTTCAAAATAAATCAACGCAAAAAATACGAAAAATTCATTTTGGTGCTTCGGATTATGAGCAATATAAAGATAGAACTCCGCTAAAATTATATTCGCATAAAAATCATAATAATCGCAAACGTATGCAAAACTATTTTAATAGGCATTCTGGAACAAAAAAACGTGGAACAGCTATTGCTTTAGAAAAAAAGAAATCACAAGGTTATTATAATGCGAAAATCTTAAGCCACGTATATTTGTGGTAATTATTTTTAGGAAAATTATTGGTAAATATAATAAAGTATAATATAATATTTTTAGGAAAATTATTGGTAAATATAATATTTTTAAGAAAAATATTGGTAAATATAATAAAGTATAATTTTTTTTAATATATTTTAATATATTTTAATATATTTTAATATAATATATAAACCATGCTTTTGCAATTATTTACGGAATTTATAGGGACTTTTATTTTCTTAGGAGTAATATTAAAAACAGGCGACGCACTAGCTATTGGTTTAACTCTCGCTGCCGTTATTTATTTTGGAGGTAAAGTGTCAGGAGGCCATTTTAATCCTGCTGTAAGTTTTATGATGCTGTTATCTAATAAAATTGACATAGCTAAATTTATTGCTTTTATAATTGCTCAATTATTAGGTGGAACAGCCGCGCTATTATTTCACACTTATACAAAATAAAACTATTTAGGAATATTTTTATAATTTAAAATTAGTATAAAAATATTTTGAAATATTGAAATATTGAAATATTGAAATATTGAAATCTTAAAACATTGGGGTCTCATAATATGCTTCGGGACCACAATAGTCAAATTTAGAATTACCTGTAATACTTGGACTACATTTATAAACATTATTTACATCTTTATTATAGGTAAAAAAAGTAGGTTTTTTTATTTCGAGGCTATTATTATCAAATACTAATTGTTGATTATAACTATGCTCTCGTGGTCCTGTTAAATTAGCTATTTGTTTTTCGTAGAAACCATTTATAGCATTTAAATAAGTGTTTATAACACTTACTGGAGCATTTCCAGACGAAGGAATTGTTTCTAATCTTTTCAATTCCATTGCTAAATCAGTATTACTTGGATACGAGTTAGCTGGTATAGAACCTAATGCACTATAAGGTGCTTGTCCTAGACCTCCTTGCGTTACAGGTCTTCCTGCTGTTCCAAAATAATCATTATTACTAAAATCCGTTAATTGTGCGCTAGTAAATGAACCACTAATGTCCTGTTTTATTTCACCCATACAATTAAAAAATTGGTCTGAATTCAATAAATATTGATTAGGGTTTGTTAAATTAAAAAGACTATTGTTATTATTTAATAGTCTATAGCTATAATTCTTATTCTCTTGTAATAAGACATTAGGAAGAGCAACACGATAAACGGTTTGCAGACTGTTTAATATAGAGTTAAAACTAGCTTTTTGCGTAGCCGTTAGATCAGATCTATTTAATTGCCTTTGTAAATTCTCAGTTCTTGCTTTTAAGACTAAGGCATCGTTCAGCTGTGTAAGTTGTGCTATAATATTATTTAAGGCTGCTTCATTAAACCCATTAAGAGAACTAGACTGTACATTAGGAGCTCGCGACCCACTATTAATTGCATTAATTTCATTTCTAATATTACTCCTTGAAATAAAAATTAATATGTCATTAGGCATTGTTTTTGGATCACTAAAAATATTGGTTTTGCTTTCAGTCTTAGAAAATAGCATACCTCTTTTGTTAAATAGTCGTCCAGTTGGTTCTAAAGTATTACATATGTTATTAGTTGCATTGAAAATTAGCTGATCATAACTTAGATCTATGGATCCGCTAATACCTTGTTTAATAATATTTTTTATATTTATGCAATCTGTTATATTGTTAACATTGTCTTTAACACCGCTATAACTAAAATTTATAGCATTATTATTGTAAAATGAACTTCCTGAACAACAAGTAATATCATAAATACTTTGATTAATAGTGCTGTTTGCTAGCAGTCCACGATCATTTTGTGATGCTATATTGTCAAATGTACATTGTGTCTCCCATTGACAAAAAACATTAGATGTAATAATATTGCAAATGTCTAATCTATATTTATTTACACTATTAGGGATTAGACTATAACTGTAACTTATATCATATATTGGAACACAGTTTCCAGAGTCCGGTTTCATTGTGCAATTTGAACAATCTTTTTTATTAGTAGCTAGGTTTTCTTGTATTCTATTTTCACTAGTTGCCACAAATAATACATAAATAGACGACACTATTATAAATAATAGTAAAACCAGTTTAAATAAATTTCTATATTTATTACTAATTTTCATAATAATATTAGTATATATTAGTATATACTAATATTATTTATAAAATCGTTATTGCTAAAAAATTCGTTATTGCTAAAAAATTCGTTATTGCTAAAAAAATCGTTATTGTTATAATAAATATGAATTATATTGATTATTTACCATAATAAATTTAGTATTGTGCGCCAATTCTTCTAAATTAGCACTATTTGTATAGGTACACGCACTTCTTAATCCTCCTAAATAATTTTCAATAGTATTTTTTAATGGACCCTTATAAGCAACCTTAATTTCTCTCCCTTCAGAGCTCCTATAGTCACTATTATTATTTGCTGCATAATTATTTTTCATTGCATAAGCCGAACTCATCCCATAAAACAACTTATGTTTAGATCCTGTTTTTTCATCGCAAATAATTTGTCCCGGATTTTCATCATGCCCTGCAAATGCTCCGCCAATCATTACAAAATCTGCACCAGCTCCAAATGCTTTTGCTAAATCACCCGGACAACTAATGCCACCATCACTTAAAATAAAAGACTTGTTATGTTTATGTTGATCATATTCATAATATATTTCAAAATTAATACGATTATACTCTTTACATTCTTGTACACATTCCAAAATACAACTAAGCTGTGGCATTCCTACTCCTGTTTGAATTCGCGTAGTACATGCACTACCACCACCAATACCTACTTTAACAATATCAATTTCTAATGCATTTAATAAGTCTACTCCCTCGCTCGTGCATACATTACCTGCCACTATAATCTTTTCGGGATATTCAGCTCTTAATATTTTACAAAATTCATTAAATTTAGAAATGTAACCATTTGCTATATCAACACAAATGAATTTACACTCAAAATTATCTAAAATAAATGTTAAATTTTTATAATCATCATCACCTATTCCTGTAGAAATCATAAAATAATCAGGATTTAACTTGTAATCGCTATTTTCTTTATTATAATCTAGTAAATCTTGTAACTTATGAAATTTATGAAGAGCAGTAATAATTTTATAAGTGCTTAATACTTTATACATATCCAATGTTCCAATGGTTGTCATATTTGCAGCAATAATAGGTATTCCCGTCCATATTACTCCATTTTGAAAAACAATTGTTCTTTCCAAAACTACATCTTTTCTACTGTTTAGTTTCGATTTTTTAGGAAGAATTAATACATCTTTAAAATCAAGATATTTATCCATACTATCAAATTTATACATATAAATATTATCAACCATGTTAATGCTATTTATTTACTAATTATTTAATTTGAATTGTGTTTAAATATTTTCTAAATATTATAATATGTTATAATAATATAATATATTAAATTATGACTTTATCTGAATATCCAATATATTCAGAGGACGCTATATTTGGTAAGTTAAAAAAAACACAAGGAACGTGTCCTGCAAAAACAGATATATGTAACAATTTTGCAAACAGTTTTTATGTTATAGATCAAACTATATCACTTCCTCTATGTAGTGCTGCATCATTTAGTTTTACAGAAAATAAAGAGGAATCACCTAGTGGCTGTTGCGTAGTTGATACCTCAAATGACACTTGTGATACTATGTTAGATATTAAAGGCATAAATAATATTCCAGGAAAATTTTATGATATAGGTATAGATTTAACAGATGCAAGTGGAGAAAATCAGCGCTCAATATGTCATTCAGCACCAATTAGAAAAAGAACATTAGTAATAACCGATTTTATTACTATAATTATTAGTAGTATTGTTATATTAGTTCTAACTGCACTTATTGGTGGGTGTTATGAATTTTTCTTAAAATATGGCGAATGTAAAGACTGTATTTATTATAAATCATCTTGTGCAAATAGGAAAAGATTGAGCATTATTGAATATATGTTTCCTACTGCAGTGTGTAGTTATCCATATCAAGAATGTAATAAAACAGCGGCTGTTCCAGGCTCTAGCACATTAACTGGTGGCGCGCGAGAAAGAAGCGGTTTTATAAGTACATATGCAGAATATACCGCAAATGGAACAAAATGTATAACTCTACACGACGTTGAAAATTATAAAACAAAACCTTTTCCATATAATTTAATAGATTATGCTAATGAGTATATTAAGTTAGAATTTATAAGAATACCAATTAGAGCTTTTGCATTATTTTTCCTATATACAACACTTTTAAGTAGATTACTTATTTCGTATGTATTGAAAAAATGTTCAATAAAATATCAACAAGTTGTAAAACATAATGCAGTGCTAAGCAATATTGTGTTCTTGTTTTTAACAGGAATATTGTTCAATATTATTGCTAAATATACAGGTATAACAAAATTAAATGGAGCAAATGGTTACATAATATATTTTTTAATAATGTTATTATCATTTGCGTTTGGTATAAGTTGTACAGCAACAATGATTATGTTGTGGTGGTATCCTTCGTTAGTATTTGAAAAATACTATATACAATGCAATATTCCTCGTAATTATTATAAAATGGTCAATATTAGAAAAATGTTTTACTCGCTTACTGAAAAAAAGCGATCTTTAGCTGTAAGAATTCTATGTATAATACTTGATATATTATTAGTACTTCCATTATTCATTGTGATAGCGTCATCATTATGTTTTGGATTATTTGGATCTGCTATTGCATATATTTATATGATACTAACATTGTTAATTAATTTTTTTTATATACCATTATCTAATATTGTAGAATTTTTGGATATTATTAAAAGTCACGGCAATTTATTAACAATATTGTTTTGCGTAACAGTATTAGTCGCATCCATTAATAGAATGAATTCAGTAACAAGTGGAATATTAGGTGTATTAATGGCTCTTGTTATTTTATATACATTAATTAGAAAAGTAAAATAAAGCAAAATAAAGCAAAATAAAGCAAAATAAAGCAAAATAAAGCAAAATAAAATTTAATATATTAAATAATAATATAAATATAAATCATTAATATTATAATTATATTATTAAGATGGGAAAAAAAAAAGCAGGAGAAAAAAAGGAACTACCATTTGTAAGCATATGTACTCCTACATTTAATAGGCGTCCTTTTTGGGAGTACACTATTAAATGTTTTATGCATCAAAATTATCCAAAAGATAAAATGGAGTGGATTATTATTGATGATGGAACAGATAAAATAAAGGATCTTGTGGAAAATATTCCACAAGTGAAATATTATGAATATGACACCAAAATGCCTTTAGGAAAAAAAAGAAATATTATGCATGATAAGTCTAAAGGCGACATAATTGTATATATGGATGATGATGATTATTATCCTCCTGAACGTGTTTCTCACGCAGTAAATATGTTAATGACACATCCCTCTGCACTATGTGCGGGCGCTAGCGAAATCTATATTTGGTTTAAGCACATTCAAAAAATGTTTCAATTTGGTCCTTATGGTCCAAATCATGCAACAGCTGGGACATTTGCTTTCAAGCGTGAATTATTAAAAGACCATAAATATGAAGACCACGCTGCTTTAGCAGAAGAAAAAGCATTTTTGAAGAATTATAGTGTTCCTTTTGTTCAATTAGAGCCAAAAAAAACCATTTTAGTATTTTCGCACATTCACAATACATTTGATAAGAAAAAATTATTAGAGCAAGGAGAAAATGATTATCAAAAAACGTCACCAAGAACCGTAGATGAATTTGTTAAAGACCCTGAAATGCGACAGTTTTATATGGAAAAAATAGATGGACTATTACAAAATTATAAACCAGGTGATCCGTCAAATAAACCCGACGTATTAAAGCAAATTAAAGAAATTGAGGAAGAGCGCAAAAGTATGGCAATGCAGCAAAACGGCGGACAGGGTCAAATTGTGTTAAATCAAAACGGGCAACAAATAGTGTTAAACAATGAGCAAATAGTTCAAATAATTCAAAAGCAACAAGAACAGTTACAGCATTTTGCAAAAATGTTAGAAGATAAAGATAAGATTATTAGCAGTTTAGAGTCGCAATTAGAAGTTTATAAAATTATGAATGAAAAGAATAATTCAATTATTCAACTATTACAAAAAAACCAATAACTAATTAATACAATAGTTATATTATATAATATAATATATAATATAATATTAATGTTTTTATCAAGCATTTGTGCCCCTGCTTTAATATATATAGGATTTTCATTAATTCAAATATTTATAGATATTTATAGCAATAAAATTAACGAGGCTTTTTTAAAATTTATATTTATGCTAGTATTTACTTTAATAATTAATATATTGTGCGATCTAGGATTTGTTGTTATTGCATGGATTATTGTTTTTATACCTATTATTATGATGACAATTATATCTACGCTATTATTACAAGTTTTCGGTCTTGATCCCGACTCTAAAGATTTAAGATCCAAGACACGTAATGCTAGAGATAGCTCAAATAATGACATTGAATTAACTACTAATGAGTTATTAAATCAGCAAAAATATGCCTACGAATATGATCAATATAAAAATGAAGAGCGAATTGATAGAGATAAATTACGTCATAAGCTATATGATAACATAGATGAAGCATATAAACTACCCTTAAATTCTAACTCTGTATATGACTTATCTAATAACCCTACAAAATACTTTATTGTTGATAAAGTATTAAACTATTTTAGCGAATTTTCATTTGCTAAGCAACTAGTTAATTCTCAATTATATCATACATTGTTTGCAAAAAATTTAGCGCAAAATAATATATTATACAATGATTATATTAGCTCTAGACCAAGTGCTATAAATTATGCTTTACCAACAGTTAGTATAACTGGAATAAATAGTGCTATAACTGCTAATTCTGCTAATTCTGCTAATCCTAATAAATATAAAAGCTATTATGCCAAATATGATAATGAATATAAATTAGATGGTTATGATTTATTTAAGCGCAATAAGTACGAAAGTGTTAAACGTGATTTAGAGTCTAAAGATCCGCAAGTTAGTTCTATTCAAATTAATGCTACATTAGAATCTATGTGGAATAAGTTATCGGCTGCCGAACAAAATGCTTGGAATAATTCTAGTGATGCTGGAAAAACAACTGATTATAAACTAAAATATGATGACAAAGATTTAACAAGTTACGATACACACAAAGCTAAAAATATTATATCATCATTAAGTAAATATGCAGAAGACAGACCATGTCCTATAAATGAAACACCTTTAACATATAAATCAAAAACTGGACTAGTGTGTTATGAAATTTGTCCTCCTGGAAAAATAAGAAATGCTGCAGGAATTTGCGCACCTGTAAATAAATACAATTAGCTAAACATTTTATTAAAATATATTAAAAACAATAATTTAATAATTTTAGTATTTTATTATTAAATTATTATTAAATTATTATGAATATTGTAAATACTAGCATTATAGAACCATACACAGACTATGAATATGCAAGTATGTGGGCATTTATTATTTTTTTTATCATTTTTTTATTATTAGTTTAATTTTTTAACATATAGTTAAAACATTTTAAAAACATTTTAATTTATTATTAATATACTTATGAATAAATTAAATA